CCCTCTATGGGGGTGTGAAATTATTCTTCTGATTTCTTATCTTCAGAAGTTGGTAGACGAATCGGTGTTTGTGTATCTGTACGACAAACAGTCCAAACATCTTCGATTGGACCTTCATCAATGATTAGATTGATAGCCATAGCATGACGTTGAGCTTCTTCAACTTCATCTAACACATCATCAGTGTTGCCGATGACAGCTGCTAGAAGTTCTGATGTGAAGTAACCATTGTCTTCATCCCACTTCTTCCATGAATCGAAGTCAGAGAAAGGATTGTATGGATTGTCGTAAGTAGTTAGCATAGTGTCAACTACGGTTGTTGCTTGTAAGTAATCTTCCATAACAGTTGTCTCTCCTTTCTACTAGACTAGGTTCTGAATTGTCGAGATGCTAACGCCAAGAGCTTCAGCTACATCAGCATAGCTATGACCATTACGAATCATAGTCTTAGCTCTAGATGCATTAGAAAGACTGAGAGCCTTCTCTTCTCTAGGTGTAGCTAACTGTTTGACTCTATCTGTGTTAGCGAAGCGCAAGATGTCAGTAAGCATCTTAGTACTAACGGCACCAGACTGAATAGCTTTCCACTCATCATCCTCAATGTTGATACGAGTCTTAGCTCCATCAGCACCAGTCTGTATACGAGCAGCAGCAATAGCCTGTTGTTTAAGTTTCTTAAGTTGGTCCTTCTGCATGTCAGGATCTCTCTTCTCAGCAATCACTTTGTTAGCGATTAGCTGTGCTTGCCGTTCTCTAGGTGAGTTAGCTAGAGCTGTGTTAAGCTTGTGTTGTAGGGATTCTACCTGATCACGGTACTTAAGCTTAGCCTCTTTGTTCATGACCATGTTAGGAGAAGACTCAACTACCTTGTTAGCTTTGTCTCGCATCTTACCTAAAGCATTGATGTAATCCCCATACATGTTTTCTATAGGGGTGCCTGAACCAAGGGTCTTAGCATCTTTAACCATTTCCACAACATGATCTGTTGAAATAGTCTTTGTCTTCTTAACTTTAGGAGCGAGTCTAGGATTAGCGGCAAGCTCTTCTGGTGTTCTATCCTTGTACCATGTTTCTAGGGTACGGTGCTCCGTCTTAGATCTAGAAATAAGAGTGGAGGCTCCATTTTTTATAGTACCAGAAATAACATCGTAGTGATCTTGATACTTCTTTTTTAGAGCGGGGATATCATTTTCCCTTTCGGATCTTTTATAATCCAAATTATGTTTCTCCGCATCAATAACAACCATTGAATGTTTTACTGCACGAGCAATTTCAGATTGAGTAGCACCTTTAAGAGTCATGTCAGTGATAAGGTTTGATACTTCACCCATTGTCTTCTGCTTGATCGTCCAGTTACCTTTTGAATCGCGCTTAAGAATATTCTTGTCTGGAGAATAATATTGATTCGTATCAAAGTTCTTAAGTTCTTTCAAAGAACGACTTGTCTTAATACCGTTTTTATTATTAGGAATAACCATAACAGTATCACCGTCAAAGTCTGCTCCTGACAATTTACTTGCTACAGATGAGTCAATACCAACTGCATCTTTGGCTCCCTTCATAAATTTAGCGGGACCATTACCAAGCTTATTATTTACAGTGAGTTCTGGAAGTTCGAATATTCCTCCATGAGGATAACGAACAAGAACAACTTTCTCACCATTCTTAAAGTTTGGTGCGTAGATTTCGTTAGCTTTTATACCAGATAAAGGTAACAGAACTTGTCCACGCATTCGATCAAAACCTGTGAGTTTCAAATTATGACGTTTGGTTGTTAGACCATTTGCAAAATCTGCCATCATAACTCGACGTACTACAGGATTATTTAAATTAGCTATCTCGTCAAATTCTTTCTGTAATTTTTCATACGTCTTTTGAATTCGACCTTTAACTAATATAGGAGGTTGCTTAGAAACAAACTGAGAAGATAAGGTTTTAGACCAAGTTCCCCAGTCACCTTCTTCATTAACTTTATTGATAGCACCTTTCTGTCCATTAGGTTTGATTTGAGCACCAAATGGATTGTCAGGATCATCTTTAAGTTTCTTAAGAACATCTTCTTTTGGAGTTCCTTGCTTCTTGTTGGTGTTGAAAATAACATCGACGCCTTTAGGGAAATCTTTTGGATCTCCATAAACAGCCATACCTTTAAGATAATGAGTTCCTCCAACACCGATACGAACTTGGGCATATTTAGAATTACCCAAATCCAAATCTTTTACACCAGGACGAAGTTCCATGACACCATCTTTATCAGTTCCACCTTGTTCGTCATAACGAATACCAACACGTTTCCAATCAAGATGTTCGATTGGTCGTAAACCTAATTTAGTTGTTCCGTCTTCAGTCTTATATAAATTAGGTGGTTTGATTTCGTGTTTGTGTTCTCTGACAATATCAGGATTTGGTTCTTTGGTTAAAACTTTCATTTCAACCCAATGGTCGTCATTTGTGGCATTCTTCACATACACTTTATGCATGTGATAGCCATCTGATTCAAGTTGTTGTACTGCACGTTTAAGAGTATTTTCTTTAATACCCAATTGCTGTGCTGCCCCCAAACCAACATCAAGATATGGATTTTCATCAATCAAAGATTTCAAGTCGGATTTAACTTGTTCCATACGATTGACATTATTCCGAACTTGTTCGTTAAGATTCATTCGAACAGTTGATTCAGGTAAACCGGTTCTACGAGATATTTCAGTAGGACCATAACCTTTCTCATGAAGTTCCATAACCATAGATTGATTTCTTAAACGAACAGTTTGATTAGCAATGGTATTTCTAGCTCGAAACTCGGTTGTAGTAATACCAATCTTTGAAGCAATCTGAGTGTCAGTTAAACCGTTTTTACGATATTTTGCAACAGTGTCTGACCACGAGGTTGCACGCTGATATGAATTTTCACCAGAACCCCAGGCATAGCGTCCACTATGAGGAGTGTTACCTTGGTGTGGGGTACCTTTATGAATTAAGTATTCTTCAAGATCCATACTATGCCTTTCTATTCGGGTTTCCGTTCAAGAATTGCCGAAAATTCTTTTATTGTATTATAAACATCGTACACATCTTCAGCTTCAGGAATATATGTATCGATTTTGTTACCTTGGTAAATACGCAATTCGAAATCTACTCTTTCTGGTTTTTGACCATATTCCAAGCAGAAATAAGCAGCGTAAACAAGAAGTTGTTCCATTTTTGGTTTGGTCTTGCCTGTTTTCAAATCATGAATCCGAAGAAATCCACGAGGATTATCTTTTGTTGGCGGATCATAACGAATTGCATCGGCAGTACCAAAAGCATAAGGACTGTAAAATAACAAGACTTCGCTATCCATACGATATCCAATAGCATCGTTTACAAAATTTGCAACAGCCGGATGTGTATGACCTGGTTCTAATCTAATTCTATGTTGAATAGATAAGCTAGCGAACTCGTGAAGTTCTGTTCCTCTTTGTTTAGCCTTCTCATTTTCAAAGCGTTCAACGAGTTTTTCCGGATCATAATTAAGCCAATGGCATTGACTGGCACTAAGGAAACTATGATGTCCTTCGTACTCGGGATGTTTGTTCCATCTCATTCAATATAGCCTCCTTATTTTCAGGATAAATGGTTCTTGCCCAACCGCCTGTAGAATTATACTTGTTTAAGTAATATTCTTGATTAGGACGATATGGTGCAGTTCCACTACGTTTAACTTCTAAATGATAGGAATATGGACCAAGGTCTACTGATAAGTCAGGTATTCCTTGAATATAACTAGAGTCATTCTTTTTGACAATAGCATCAGGAAAACGACTTTTAATATCCTTGATTAGTTCTCTTTGGAAATCGCGCTCCAATCTGGACATATATTTGTCACCCAATTCCTTTCATTGAATTTCTTTTTAGATTTTATAGACCTAGATATTGCGTCATCAATTGAAGCCGGGCTTTTGAAATATACATAATAAAGATTTTCAAAGGAGGTATTCACGCGATTGATTCGACCTTCTGACTGGTCCATTATCCTGTATGAATAATTTAGGGAAAAGAATAAAATAGTATCTGTAGTTATACAATTCCAAGCCTCGGCTCCTGCGGTGTACTGCACTAAATATATCCACGAGTCACTGTTTGGTATAGTTTCGTGCTTACTGCCGTTGTATTGATAATACGCTCTATTTAATTCTCGACAAATATCTTTCAAGATGTCGAGCTCATAGATATAGTTGTAAAACACAATTACTTTGTCTCTTGTCATGATTTCATTCTTGACGGCTTCTTTTCTACGGTCGGAGGAATTAACGATTCTTCTCAACACTTGTGTAAATTCAGAAGCGCTGGTAATAGGTTCTTCCGTATATGGGTTAAACCTTGACTTCATTACCTGAGAATATAAATCTTTATCAAAAGATGTATTAATTGTGAGTCGGTTAACTTTAGTTTTTCTAAAGTCTTCCATAGCCACCACCAAACTTCTACGGAGCCTATCTAATCGGTCTACTCCATGATATCGTTTGATCTGTGGGAATTTTGAATATGGATTGTATTCAACATGCATATCAACAAACTGAGATTTGTTTTTGTAAAATCCGTTTGCTATAAATAAACACATCCAATCTATCCATACATCACCAGGCGTTGCTGTCAACATTATCCATTTATTCTTTCGGGCTATCTTAATAAAAGACATTCCCCAAGAACCATAACCGATTGCTCGTTGTTCGTCGAATAAAAAGAATGCGTTTTCAACATCAGTGTATTTGGTAATATTATTCCAAGAATCAACAACACCCGTTATACCAAGAGCTTCCATATCTCTATGCCACTCTTTATCGTTTCGCTTCTTAGCAACTGTGATAATATAAAGGGGTAAGTCTTTATGATTCTCCAAATAATAAAACAGGCCGGTAAAGGATTTACCAGAACCGACCTTACCTAACAATACAGAACCATTATGCAATCTATCAACTGCCTGACGTTGATAGTCGTATAATTCAATTTTATTAGAAGCCATATTTACGACGGAGTGGATTGTCCACTACACGAATATAAGCGTTCTTAAGGTTAAGACGAGCGTACTGTCCGTCTGGACTTGGGTCTCGTCGAGCAATGGTCATATCACAAATTGAAATTTCAAGATCATCAATAAGCGATAGTTGACTTTCTTCTGTCAAATACATACGGTCACGAGGATCGATATCCGCATCGACAGGAGTATTACCATTATCATAAATAATTGCAATACTTGGTAGGTTGAATTGTGTATACACACGGACCCTGAAGAAATAAGCAGGTTCAAACATGTCTGGATTTTCTTCCATCTTAGCTGCGAGATCATCTGGAACATCTTTAGGTTCATATTTCTTAACGTTTACCCCGTAAGATAAGAGCAAGTCAACATCTTCTGGGTTTACCTTAACGTTAAAATAACGATCACCTGCGCGGTTGTACTTTTCTTGACGCCCTGTAAAGTTACGAGCGAAGAGAAAATCTACTTCTTCCAGAATAATCTGGGAATCTGAAATTTGTGAAATCTTTGTCATTAGTATGTCCTTTCTATTCTGACGTTAGTCTGACATTGTTTTCAAAAAAGAAGAGAAGAGAACAAATCAGCAGAATTTTGTTCTTCCTCTCTATTATGTGCCATGTAAATCCTGCGAAGCCTGAAATCAACCTGCGGGAAAATTCAATCACGCATTCTCAGGAGTTTTGATTTTGAGAGTACCGTGATTGATAGAAATAGTTTGTGTACTTGGATATTTGTCTTGAAGTTCAAGAGCATCAACATAATCCTTAGGCATATCGTCAACAATATCTTTGATATCGCCAACTTTCATAATTTTCTTAAGACCATCTACAGCAATCTTGTCGTAGAAGCTAAAGTCTACGTCTTCAATATCAAACTTATCTGTTTGTTTAAACAAATATCCTTTCGTTCCAGTGATGGACTTGAAGTTTTCATTGTCTTCTGTCCACATACATTCGGCGCCAGTTTTAGATGCATAAATTGAGCCAACCTTACCAACGAATTCGTCACCGAGATAAATATGACCTTTCGATTGTTTGGTGATGAAGAAATCTTTATCAACCAATTCTTCTTTAGTCCATACTCGTTTCAACAAATATGTGTTAGCATACTCAGCACCTGTTGGAGACCAAGCATCATTTTCAAGTTGAGCGATATAAACAGCGTTGTTGATTAGAGCCATACGTTTATAAGTATGCTCATGTTCAAAGCGATATTTGTATTTCTCTTGAGCTCCGAAGTCTTCAACAAATTTGATAATCTTCTCGTCAGCGTTTGGAATCTTAACAGAGTCAGTCTTAATATGACAGACTTGATATCCTTGCTCTTCAATAGCAAATTTCAAATCGACCATAAATAAAGCACCACGTTTTGCAACAATGTTGTCAATATTATCTGGGTGTTTGAACTTGTTATCAAATTTAGCAGAGGTCATTCCATAAACAGAGTTAATTACAATCTTCAACGCAGTTACCAAAGGTTTGAGATATTCCGGATTATCCAAGAACGGAGCCAAGACACCATCAAACATTTTCTTAACTTCGTCAATCTTGTTATGTTTCAACAAGACACGAACTTTAAGCAAATCGGCATAGCGTTGAGTATAAGGTCCGAAGTAGTTCATATTCACAAGGGAGTTGGGGTGCATAGACTCTACGTCAAGCAACGCGATATTCTTGTACACTCCAGGTTCGGCATATACAAATCCACCTTCACCAGTTTCAAAGCCACGATAATATGACTTACCGAATTCGTACTTGTATCCTGGGAATATAGTCGCAAGCTTGACATAATTAAATTTGTCTTGAGGACGTGGGTCATCACCAAAGATAAATTTAGCTGTCAATTGGTTGTTTGTTGCATTCATTGAACCTTTAGCAATTGTGGCCAAGATTTCACGCGCAACATAATCTGCATAAATAGCGTCAAACAATTTCTCAGTTGCTTCAACGTCATTTACACAGTAATCAACTACAACAGGAATTAACTCATCCGGAACAGGTTGGTCCCAAGGAATTTCCATCTCAACGTGTTTGATACCAAGATCAACTTCCCAACGTTTGAGCGATTGTTTCTTCTGAGCGTACTCATAAATATCGGTGTAGCTTAATTCGTAAGCTGCAGCATACATTCCACTCTTCGCATTTTTTTCGTTGACAATTCTGTATGACTGACGGAATAACTCAAGATTATTACATCCAAGTAATCGTGCATAGAGAATATGGTTATCGTATCGACGGTTGTTAAATCCTACAATCGGGAAACTCAACAAATATTCAATCTGGTCTGGAGTTGGGTTAATCCATTTTGTAAATTCGTCATCATGGTATTTCTTCCAGACAACGACAAACAGATTTGGATACACCTCAATATCGAAGAACACCAATTCTTCTTTTGGATATATCTTTGTGAAGTTTGTAAGCTTGTTCTCGGTAGCTCCTTCGTCATCTCGAATTGAAGACCAAGGAATCTTTTGGAATACCGCTACACAATATTCTTTGTTGTTCGTTGAACGCAACGCTCGAAGAAATACGTCATGCTTCAAATCCGTCAAGTCATATTCCAGACCCATATCAAAAGCTTTCTGAATTTCGTGAGCAATAAAATCAATAGTCGGTTTGGTATTTGGGTGACTTGGTTCTTTACCCTCAATCTGTCCCAATTGCCTCTTGACGAAATTACGCAACGTCTTTTCTGTATATGTGATTTCTTTCACATGCTCATACATTTCCTTATCCTTTCTCTCCTTCAACGGCAAGCCCGATGAAATATGAGATGGTTGTAAGTTGTTAGATGCTTTGTCAATCCGTCTCAGAGAGGCGTTGCCTTTATACACTTTGATTTCAATATGCTTGTCAACCAAATTATTTAACTCATTGACATTATCGTCGTAGATATAATGCAAATGAATACCTTGACCCGATTTTGAGACCTCCGCATAAGTCGGTGGAAATTTTGAAGCTGCCTCAATATTTAAATCAAGACTTTTATTGCCATCCTCATCTTTCAAATCGAAGTCAATGATAATATGATTAAGTGGAACCTTAACCCAATGCAATTTACTCGTTTTAATATCGGCCAAGGTTGTAACGACATTATCCCATTTGTCAGACGGATTACCATTACGCAAAGCTAGTTGTGCAGGATATTCTGCTGCTAGTTTGTTAAACACTTCATTGTGATAATCAAACTCAAGCCAGTCATCAGGAATAACGGTAGCATCAGCTTTGGTTGTACCAACGACACCTTCAGGAAATGCAACATTCCATCTGAAACCTTTAAAATAATTATTGACACGCATACCGTCAATATGACTATCTTTAAGCATTGTGTCAAAATATCTAAGAGCTTCTCTCTTGATAGTTGCTTTATATCCATCTGTCTTCCAACCCATGTCTTCAAGATACTCACGATATAACTCACTGATTTGTTTCAAGGTTATACCATGTTGTATATGGATTGCATTAGTTCGCATGAAGTCAAAGATATGGTCAGTCTGTTCTGCCATGTCAACATCAAAATAATCATCGTAGTAATCGAAGCCTAATTCTTCGAACCTCTGAATTGCCATGTTGGCAATGTACGGAAGCTCATACTTGATTTGGGTCATCAACTGATTATATTTCGTATGACTTACTTTCTGTCCACTTGGGTTAACAACGATTGCACGTCGAGTAATACCAGAGTCTACGTTTCGAACTTTATAGCGTTGGTTAGAGGCAGTGATTAACAAACCAATAAATTTAACGTCATAAGGTTCTTTAAATTTCTTGTTGACAGAAATAGTTTCGTGACTTGTCAGTTTCAATAACGGGGTATCGTTATAAATATGACTGATGTCAGTATCCTCGTCAATCAACAATGGAACTTCCTGAATTTGTCCCGTTGCAAATTGGTCCGAACTAGTCAGCAATTTCAAATCAATGGTTCCACAATATTCCTGAAACAGCATTCGGAATATTTTTAAGACCGTACCTTTACCACTACCTTTCGAACCATACAAATACATAAACTTCTCAATCTTGTACATGTTGTTCGTAAATAACGCTCCCATGAACCAGAGAATTTTATCCAACTCCTTAGGAAGATATAAGGTACCAATCAATTCTTTAAACGCAACGGCTTCTCCTTCTTGAGGCGAGTAAGTCAATTGCGTTGTGGCGTAATCTCTTCTCTGCATCTTATGATCTGCGAATAACACTTTCTGGTTGAAAGAAATCTCACTAGTTTCACAAGCTTTACAGAAATCTGCAAATAAACGAAACTTCCCGGCAGAGGCTTTTCGAATCTCTTTAACATCAATTCTCAGACCAGGACGTCCGTCTTCTAATTCTCTCGCCTTACGCCAAAGCAGAGAGTCAATATCATAAAATAGGTTTTTCTGTTTAGTGTCCCAGAAACTTCCATTCCAATATGCGTAAAACTTGGAACCTTTAACAACCAAGTCTTTAGCATCGCCAAATATAAAGTCAGGAGAAACCTCATAATCAACGGTACGATTGTTGGAAGTGAACTTTTTCACAGACACATCTAAAAAATCCACTAATTTTTACCTCCTCGTGCCTCGCACATGTTTTTGCCCACATTTCCCTATTGTTATTATATACAGTACACTTTTTAACTCATTCCTATATACAATAGAAAATGTGAGATTTTTCTGTGTATTTTCGGTTTTTTTATGTTTTCCCCATGTTTTTTCGTGCAGTTACCTCAAATATTATAGCAAAATTTCGTGCTGCCCGTAAATTTTTCATGTGCTGCACAAAAAAAAACGTGCAGCTAAACACCTAAATTTGACCAATTTTAGGCCAAAATCCATCAGTTTTCCTAAAATATCCGAGCAATATTTAGTAAATTTCGAGTCATTTCAACCCTAAAATCCACCCAATTTCCCACAATATTATAGCAAAATACCACTATTTAGACCTCTTAATCCACGAAATTTCGACCCGATTTACCAGATTATTATCCGTTTGATACCTGTCAGCAACCCTAACAAGGTACTCAAAACCGCTAATTTTAGCCCGAATAACCTCTCCATAAAGCGTGGTAAGGACCGGATTTCGGCTCAATACAAGCTTCCATCCAGTCACTAAACCCTGCTTATCATGAATATAAACCGCGTCAAATGCGTCGAGGACTATAGGATTTGTGTTCTTTTTACCCATAGTCCCACCAACTATTTACGTGTATTTTCCGTATCTGTGGTAATATAACCATCGGGTTCAACGGTAAATGCTGGCTTGCTGTCAAGGCGTCCGTCAGGAAGTAGTTTGTACCAACCATCGTTGTAGCGGATAAACTGATCACTAACCATATTTCCATCTTTAGGATCAAGGTAGAACCAGTCGTCGAAATATTTCACCCAGCCAGTTTGCATAGCTCCATCACGATTGAAGTAGTACCAGTATCCTTTGATCTTCTTCCAAGACGTAGCCATGTAGCCGTCTTTATCAAAGTAATACCAATGACCATCAGTGTGTTTCACCCAGTCTTCAGCAACCATATATCCTTCAGAATTGAAGTAGAACCATGAGCGATTTTCTTCGATGTATTCGAAGCGAGAAGCAGGATATGTACCATTACCACGCGCCCACCAGAAGCCTTTAGAGTCTTCTTGCCAGCCTTTCTTAACAGGTGCAGGAGCAGCGTCGTTGTTTGTCAAGCGGTAGATATAGTAATATGGTTTACCAGCGTAAGCCCAGCGTTCATCGTGGTCATTTACGGAAATACCGTCGTAGGGATAGTTACAGTGGATAATGTTGTCTCCATCGATAAACATACCAGTGTGTCCGAAGGCACCTGCAGAATATCCACGACGTCCCCAGATGAAGATATCACCACGCTGAGCGGTGAATGGAGTATTTTCGGAAATTAATTCGTATCCGTTGTCAATTAGCCATTGGTGCTCATATTCGGTGTTAACAGCCCAACCTGCTGAGGCAGCTCCAGCGCTGCGTAGTGCGTAGTAAATAGATGATGAGCAGTCATAAGAGTCATCACCATCACGAGATGTCATGCTATATGATACCTGTCCTTTGCGTGCGTACATCCAGTCAATTGCTGTATCAATGTTAATTGTCATTTTGTTTCTCCTTTTTATTTAAAATATCACCTGAATGATAGTATTCAGGTCTAAAATGTGGTGGGATATTTTTGAATTTACCGATAGTCTCATGGAATGAGTTTTCTTCGATACGCTCTTCCACAATCCCAAGAGTTTCTCTCATATTTTTCCAAGTTTCTTGGTCTACGAAATGGATTACATTTCCATCTCGGTCGAACTTCATTATTCCAGGTTTACCCGGTCTTATTTCGCCTTGGTACCCAGAGTCGAGTTTAAGATCTTTTCCTATTTCTCGAGAACTTCCTTTTCTTTGTTTAAACGAGTATATGCCATACCCTTAACCATGAAGTGAATATTTAGTTCGACTGTCTTAATTATAGACGCACACATATTGTTATCAATTCCCGTATGGTCTAAACAGTGTTTGAATTCTTCTAATTTATCCGTTTCATAGATATATTGAGAAAGAAATTCAATTTGATTTTTCACCAAGGTCAGATAATGTGAATAATGATCAAAATCTTTAGATTTCTTCATAAGTTCGTAGTACTTCTCAATTTCATTGAGATATACTCGTATAGACCTCTCACCGCTATAAAATTTACTCATGATCAAAATCCTTCATTTTTAATACATTCTGTGCAACATCAATAAAATGTTCCAATCCTTCTTTACTTAAATTAGGAATAAGACAGTCCAAAGCTACCATAAGATCATACCTATTTACCGCTTCAGATGTTTTGTTATTGTAATCTAATATCGCCAATGGTGTAATATCAGTCTTACCAGCACCGCTAGTTAGAAGAACTTTGATATGCTTGTTTTGTTTAACAAACAACTCCTCCAGTTCCTCATAGATATTTTTAGGCTCTTCCTTACGTGGAATTTCAGGAATATGTCCTGGTTCCAAATCAAAGCAATCCGTACCAGTTAATCTAGATAATACCATTCGTGATTTTCCAACACCTCGTGGGAGTTTGTGCATCATCTCTCCTGGCGATATCGATAAACCAACTGCTGGTTTTAGAATTGATTTTGGAAATAAGTCGCGAATGCTATCTACACCCTCAGGATGCTTCTGATGATTATCTACTATAACCTTATATGGAAGCATAGGTTCCATCATAGATGGAGGATATAATTCGTTAATATGTACCATATCAACCCTCCTACAACCAAAATGGAAAAATCATTCCAAGAACAGTACGTTTTCGTTCCGGTTCTTCTTCAGGTTCCTTAAGATCTTCTAGGATTTCATCGGGAATATGGAATTTCTTGTTTAAGAATTCTGGCTTTTCATTCTCAGGTTCATCTGAAATTTTGTAAGCAGTGGATACAATTGATCCGAGAAGATGATTTTTCTCAGCAACTCGTAAATTAGGATAGTCATTCACAATGCCTGCCAATTCACTAAAGTTAATATGACCCTCTAAAACCAAAGTGGCAAGATCGTCATATTTAGTTTCTCGTTCGGAACAATAAGCCAATCGTTTAGGCAAAGGAATATTTTGGTCACGACAAATAATAATGTTGTCGAATAAGTCGTTGAGAATTGACTTAGCCTTTTCTAAAAATTCAGAGTTGAATAACTCTTGGACCGGATTAAATAATTGAAAAATTAGTACGTCTTTATTTAAAAGTAAATGGTTATCGATCAATTGTAACATTAGTTCTTTAGAAATAGAACCATCATCAAGCAAAGAACGTAGACGATTTTTGATATGTTCCAATTCTTCATAATCTTCCTCTGTCATATCGAACTCTTCAATTTTGCAATAAATTTTAAAGAGAACTTTCAGCATAGTAACGACGTCTCGTACAGCGTCGGTAAATTCCCAGTCATTACCAATAGTAACATCAGGTTCGTATTTAGATGTATCCTCTTTATAAGTCACAACTGGTTTGTTATCTGCATAGATCGAAAGTTCATCGGGGTCGCCATCTTCATCTTGAATTCCCTTTAACCAGCACGCAGTCATAGCAGCGTAGTTAGACAGGTCCTCAAGGGTGTCTAGGAGGCTCTCAGAGCCCACCTGCTGCGTTTTAGACTCGTCCGTTAAGGACTCTAATCGCTTCATCTTGTCGCTCATACGGACGATGCTAGCGACGATTCCGAACTGGTCCAAAGATTCCTCAAAAGAGTTACCATAGTCGTGATTTTTACGACAAAACGTGTCATATTGTCCGTCATACTGAGTTTTCATTGTTTGTTGGTTTACTTTAGTCATTTTTTCTTTCCTCACTATTAATTTTGTTAATAATTACTTCATTCATCCATGACTTGTGTTCTGGTGATAAACTACGATATGAATCTAATGATGAAATGTCATCTAAGATTTTTATAGGTTCTTTATACCTGTCTAATGCATAATCTGCAATCGGAATAGAATACATTTCAATATCCCTATACGTTGGTATTTCACCATTCCTATGAAGTTTACGAATATGGGTCATACACCCGTCTACATTATATCGTACATACAGCATAAATCCTTGGCGTCCAATCATTTTCAATACCCATAACCTTGTCCAGCAGGATATACTTGATTAAATTTCTCCATAGACTCGAAGTATTCAATCAGAGCAACATTAGACATTGGAATGTATACCACGTTACGACCTTGATCTCGCAGTTCAATCTTAAGGATACTACACCCTTCGTCCAAAAAGCAATAATCCTTAACACCTTGCCAAATATGAACAGCGATGCCTTTAGCATTTCGAGCTTGATTGTCGTTAATATATTTCACATACAATACGCCATTAGTCATTAAGGTATCCTCTTTCCTCTTTGAAATCTGTATCGTCTAGATAAACATTGAATGTGAATATGTTTACAGTTGGGATATAGGTCATAACTTCCCTAGTACTTCCATCTTTGTATTTTTGGTACCATTTAATAACCAGAAATTGGCCATCGAAATAATGTTCTATTACGTTAAAGAATATACCTGGAGTGTATAGAATGTCATCATGATAATCAATATCAATAACTTTTAGTTTGTTCTCTATAAGTTTCATTGATTGACCTCGTTTGACACAGGAAATACGCTACAAGAATGTATTTCATCAAGACTAAAGATAACCTTACCAATACCATGTTGATAACGACTCTCGATTACAATCGCTAAACCAACAACTTCTGCACCAATAGCACTTTGACTTCTATAAGGTGATTTATCGGAATCCTTGAATTCAACGAATACATCATATAATTGTTCTTTCATTTCACTTCTCCTCAATATTAATAATATCGTCTTTATGAATTCTATATACGATAGACTCATATCCAAATTTAGATGTTATCTCCAACATCTGACTCACGTCCCAAAATCCCACAGTTTTGACATTGTGGAATTCTGTAGTCTTCTCCTCGTCAGTATCATCAAGATAGGTGACTGAGATTTTTGTCGGTTCGCCAAATCTAAAAAAACGTTGGCTTATGAGGCGCTTTAACAACGCCCCATTGCCTTGTTTGAATGGAACCGCAAATCCTCTAGTCGGTCCGACAGAATGACTTTTTATACTATACGATTCCATGATTTACTACCTCATTTTCTTGTAGTCAACACGCGGTGATCGATATGCAGAAAATCATCTGTTAAATGATAGTCTTTAACATCTAGAAAGATTTCTCCGCCCATAGGATTTTCCGCTTTATAAGATTTTGTGAGTGTTAAATATAGTGCTCCCATTCTTATTCCTCCCAGTATCTCTCACCGGCTAAGAATTTCTTGACTTGCTCATCAGTGAATTGGTAGTAAGATTTCAGGTCTTCAATATATTTACTGAAGTATTCAATATTATCCAATTCGAGACTTTCGTGTTTGACCTTGTTAAGAACAGACCAATCGAAATATCTAACATCAATAGGCCAACCCAAGGTTTTGATCAGAATGAGAGGAAATTCAACACGGTTTTCTTTAATTTCAATAGATGTAGTAGCATGAATATCCCAACCAACGAAATGATCGAAAACGTCCACATCCATTCCGGCAGCCTTACGTAGATCTGCAACAGTAACATATCCATCATTGGCTAACAGACGAACCGCACCATCTACCCAAGTGTTCATTTGACCTTCTGCAGTAGCTCCATATCCATCAACTCCAATAGCAGCAAGTTGTTCTGCTTGCGCTTCGAAATGTTTAAGTTTCAATACAGGAACGCGTGTGATGTCAAATTTCAATTCTTTCATTTTACTTTTACCTCATTAATTCTATTTTTGTAATCCTCAATATATTTTGGGATATGTCGTTGCTCGTAATTCCAATAGTTCTCTTCTTTCATTCCAGATAGAGTGAAGTAGTCAACTAAAAATAACTCATCTGCAGTTGGTTTGTGTGCTGTAAATGGAATTTCTCCAAACATGCATCTAAGAAAATCGTTACCTTCGACATATATTGTTGTATGCAAATCCTCACATACAAAATGAGTATCATCAAGTTTAAATCTAAAGACTTTGAATAGATTTTTAGATATAGATTCTCCCATATATACGTCATAGCATAACTCTGGATCCATCATTGCATCACAGAATTTGTGTAGTTCAATCGCGTCTGAGAATATAAGGACTCGTAAGTCATTTGGCCGTTCAGATATGATTGCGAATGGGTAATATCCACGGAGCTTTAAGGTATAAGACCTAAAGCAATTGTAGTCCGTAGACACGAAGATATTCAAATAGGGGTACGGGATTTTCTGATTGTGATTCAGCATCACCCCATTATAAATATCAGCCCATCTAACCAACACATTTGTG